AACCTCCCGATGTCAGGATAGTAGGACTGGGCGTCCATGCAGGCCTGAAAGATGTCGCTGTAACAGAGCTCAAGAGCGACTTGGGCGTTCTTGAGAGGTGGAGTGTTTTCTGTCACTTCCTCTCCCAAGATGTAGCGGTTTCCGACGCCGATCGTCCAGAAACCGAGGTTGTCCTTGTATGGCTTAAGCCTTATCGCTTCGTCTACGAGCAGGTCGTCTACCAGTCTCTTGAATTTCACGTCTCAACTCCTCTACCAGACTTTGCGAGTTATGTAGCTCGTTTCTGTACCAGCGCTCGTTGTTGATATAGACTTGGATCGCCTTGTCTTTCTCCGCACACTTATTCTCGCAGTCGTCTAGGGCGTCCTTGAGCTGTCTCTCAAACTTCTCCTGAACTTCTTTCGCTTGTTTCCGAGCGCCGTCTATCTCAGTCTGCTGAGTCTTCACCCTCCGCGCGTAGAACCCGAGGAGGAGAAAGACGAGAATCGCGATGAAGAAGACCAGAACGCCGATGATTCCCGCTACCTGGTATATGTTCAGTCCAAGCTTAATCAGTAACTCTTCCACGATACCCCCTGTAGGCGATACCCATCACGATCCACGCGTCATTTAAGAACAAGGCCGCGTACAGGGGGATAGGAAATTCGGTAGGTGGCGCCACTGTCAAACTGAGGGCGGCGAGCGAGCACCAGATCGACCCATCTACCACGCTTGAAGTCCAGCGAGCTAGCCTCCCGATGGGCACAGCACCTCTCACGGTGAGCAGTATTCCGATGAGTTGTAGAGCTGCTGCACAAAACAAACCCCACCCGACGAAATTCATCGGCGACTCATTGTCTAGGAGTCCCCATCCCACGCTGGCAGAGATGAGTGAAGTGAAGAACTCCGTCGGCTTGGTGTCCAGACTCAGCACCAAATCCCACGCCGCTAGCCTTCCTATTTTGGTCATCACGATCAGCCAGTCCTCCTATATCTAGAGTAGCTCAGATACTGGCCCCCCGCTACTGAGTTAGTGACCTCAACCTTGAATCCGGTCAAAAACGGGATGTTCTCGAATGCGATTCCTGAAGGTTGTTCACTGCCAGCACCTGCCGAATCATCGACTGCCATAGCCCCAAAAAGTACGCCAGCTCGTCCGCTCCCTGGAGTGGAGAAATTGCCTGTAAACGCGAGACCATCTATCGTGATTCGATAGCCACGTGTGCCAGATGCAGGCTGCACATGTTCTTTGATAGCGAGGAAGTTTATGTTACCTCTGCCTACCTCATTGATGAGAGTGGCGTATGCACCAGCGCCAGGAGAGATTGGGCCATCCTGCTGCAGGCCACTCACGTTCTTGACTGCGTTGAAGGTAGCGACAGTTAGACTCCCGTTCCAGCTGAAGATGGAGATGGGATTCAGAGGAGGTCGCTGGAGCATGGTGCTCAAGTTGGCAGAGAGAGCGGCCAATGTATCAAGAGTCGCCGCTCTAGCGTTGGTCCACACTGTGTTGGACAGAGCTGTGGCGGCGGCGGCTCGGCTCGAGATAGCGGCGTCTATGCGACTGGCCACTGTGGAAGTGAAATTCGCAGTGAGAGAGTTGACTCCGTTGAGAATCAACTGACAGCGGCCAGGTACAGAGAGTAAGAAGTCGATCATCGTTTAGCTCCAAGTCCAACCAGTGAGATTTTGCGATCCGTCATAAGCGTAAGTACAAGTCCCTATGCTGTCGTATGAAGAACCACTGTTGGAACTGAATTCGTACAGGACGCTGATGACGTTGCCGGTAGTACCGTTCCAGGTTATGGTCTTCCTGAGTCTGTATGAGCCATTAGAGTACGTGATGAATTGTGGCATGGACGCAGTGCCAGAACCGGCGGTGACGACCATATTCCACGCCTTCATGGCTCCGATGATAACTCCATGCAGAAGAGCGTTTAGATTGTTCTGAAGTTGAGTCGCAAAAGTAGCCCCAGTTCCAGTTGAGCCGTCCGGATTTCCAATCACATAAGGGGAGTAGGCCATCGGTTATTTACCTCGCTGTGGCGAACCGGAGGTCATACGCGACCCAGTCCACTGAGAAGAAACGTTGAGCAGAACCGGCTGACACATCTGTATTAACAGAGATGACGAGTCCGGTGGGAACGAGAGCAGTCGACGGAAGATTTGTCGTGATGGGCGAACCTACTGCCACGTCATCTATGTAGAACTGGACGCTCGTGCCAGCAGCGTTAACCTCGAAACGCAACACGTGATAGTTTGTGGCCTCTACAGCTACACCGAGATTTGAAGTTGAACTCGAGCCCCCTGAAGCCGTTCTTCCCACCCAGTTGATATTCACTCCGCGATCATACTCGAAGCAGATCATCGCGGTTGCTGCATCATCAGCCCTGTTCTGGAGACCAACGCGTAAACGAAAATCTTCGCTCACAGTAGCTAGGGCGTTAACATGGATTGACGTTTCAAATGTGAATGCCCCCATCGTGCAGTAGTAGAGAGAACCTCCTGGAACGGTGGGGCTTAAATTCGTGTGAATGGCGCACTTCGTGCCAGCCGCTCCCTGAGTCATGAGCCTGACTATACTGCGCCCAGGAGATTCTATAGCTGGAGTGACGGCCGCAGAATTGTTGGTATAAGCCTGGAATGGAGTTCCTTGAAGACCATTCTCAAAATCCCAGAAATTCCAACTCCTGTTTCTAAGAGCTTCACGGGCAGAGCGAGAGCGGTAACGCTTAGGAGTTCCGAAGCCTCCGATAGCGTCAGTGAGAATGAGGTCGCCAATCTCGTTCATACTCCTTTCCACTCCCAGCTGAAAGGCACAGCTACTGGAATTCCATTCTGATCCACTGCTATGACTGTGAATGAGGCAGGCCTGCCGAGAGTCACGTTGTCCACATACACTGACACTGGCTCAGAGGCCGCTGCCCATGCTCTGACACCTGAACACAGCGTATAAGAATTAGCAGTTCTAACAGTCACTGGCTGAGGATTGCCACTACCATCTGGCCCAAGAGTTGTGCCAGTTCCAGACTCTGTTCTCGGGATGACTGTCACTTCAAGCCTAGCCCCACGAGCCCTAGACATCTTGAATCCGACCTTATTCCCTGTGAAGGTCATCACCACTCTAAGATAACGGCCAGTGAAGTTTATAAGTTCAGGGCCACTTACAGTGTTACTGGCGAAGCCAAACATAGCCGGGTTATTGGCCGCCTGAATGTTAATCGACACGTTATTCGGGTTAGCGCCTGGGCCCAGACTCGCAAAATCAGCAATTAAGCGCACAGTCCCATTTACTTGCCTGCCTAGGTCGTACACCACGCTCCCCCAAATTTCAGGGGACGCACCTTCAAATTGACCCCAGACTGGAGATGTGACTGAATTTAAGGGCCCAGTTATGGTGGAATTCCACGTAGCGCCATCGTCAGGGGCGTATAGCCCATATGTTTCGATAGCCCCACCATACGCCTCAAACGTGAGTCCAGAGAGAGTCGGCTTCGGATACATACTCACATTCTGGGTGATGGCGAGATCTGTCGTGAGCTGGAAACTCAGACGTGAGGTACCTGTATTATCCACTTGAATGCGCGTGAATGCCATTGGCGTATCAACTGAATACTGGCCATATGGGTTCTGCGCACTGCGCTGTGAGTCCAAAGCTTTGCAATAGACGAGATATCCGCCAGACGGCAGGCTTGGCACACGACAAGCAGTGGTCGCAGCTCTTTGAATCAGCGCGGCCGTCTCCCAGTCGTCTTCTACTTGTTTAAGTTGTAAGTTTCCTGAAGTGTCAGTGCCTCCTTCTGTCTCCCTGAAGGCTACATACTCTATCTCGAAGCATGTGCCAGCTGCAGCGAACGTCGCATGGCCATGAGAGCCTAGATAGATGTCTGAGTTTCCTTCGGGAGTCCACGGACGTCTAGACTTGTAAATTCCAGGAGTAGTGATGTCGGAGCCGAGCCAGATGAAACCACTGAATGAGCCAATATAGGGAGTGCCGTTGCCTCCAATTCCAAGTCCTACCCCTGGATTCGACACAGGATAGTTAAATTTGTTGATTTTGACGTAGACGTCGTAACTCTTGCCTACCACTATTCCGGTGTCGGGGGCATGGATAGTAACGTCCGATGTGGTAGTAGGATTAAACTGGAGCAAATGAGGCGTGATCACGAACTGAGAGGTAGAACCGCCAAAGTCACCTGCTGAGAACTGTGGGCCCCACTTCGTGGCCAAGTTCTGGTCACTTACTTCACGGTATCTGAATTCGTAGCCCCACAAATCTATGTCGATCGCCCCCGTTTTAACGTATGAATCGATCGCGTCTCCAGCTTCGAACGCCACTATCTGGCCTTGACTAAAATCTGGAGGCAGCAAGTAGCCCTGAGCGGTGAGAGAGGCTTCAGCTGCAGGGCCTACGTTGTAAGTCACGCTCTGGGCGTAAACCTTGATATAATACGTAGACCCTATGCTCAAGGGCCTGAAGTTGTAATATATGTCAGGAGTTCTGATAGTGGCTAAGAGACGACCGCCAGGCGGATATGACACCACTCGTTGGCCGTCTCCAGTTTCAGCCTCTCCTTCTAAAATTCCACCTGCTCCAAAGGTGTCAGTTCCTGTTATGTTGCGCAGATTGTCTGGAAGTAGAACTCCTCCTAACGAACTACCCATCTCGTCAAGGCTACGTGGGGGAACTTCGTAGATCTCCACGATATAAGACATCAGAAATGCATAATTGATGTCATTCCACGAAATCTCAAGCTGAGACCCTACAGTGCCACCACTGACGAAGAACGTTTCTTCAAGTCTCAGGCCCGTTATAGGTGGAACCTCGAATGGCGAGCCCCCACCATAGTCAGGGGGAGGAGGATCATCGACGATGGCATCGCTATACACGTTAGGGTCATATTCACTGAACGTGATATTGACTTCGCCTCTCTGTCCAGGGTCACAGCCGAGAATTCTCACAGCCTTATCAGTTAAACCAATCGGGTGAGTGATTGTGATAACATCACCAACCTCGTACTTCCACGCCTTGTCCTTAGCAGTGAAACTACCTTGAAGATCTATCAAGGTGGAATCATTGAGGCGTTCGATAGCGAATCTATAAGCCATCGAGCGAGACTGAATGCCTGGCATCCTTATACTCGATTCACGCCTATAGTCCTGGCCCCTTTGCACGATAGGAGCCACGGCTTCAACAAAATCTTCAGTCCACGGGTCTACTGCTGTGTTCGTGTAATAGACCTTCACCACATTGGGCAAATTACGGAGAGACTTCTTTTGCGGCTTAAATGTCCCAGAGATCATGTCTCCAGGCCCGATAGAACCCACAGAATTGGTGGCAGTGTCTGGCACGATAACGTATTCAGAGCCTCGCGGAGCGATATAGCAACGCGAATAGGCGCGCAATGTCTCAATCCATGACGTAATAGAGTTTCGCTCTACAAGAGTGAGACCTATCTCGTGACGCGCCGTCCCATTCTCGTAGAGAAGTTCTTCGTTGAATTTGCACGCCTCTAAAAGGCTCGAATCATTGACTGTCCCTCCCAGGCCGTAGGCTCGAGATTCTATGAGATCTGCAAGCACTAGGGCTGGCGTTTTCGTGTAGACTTTCGCTGCAGTTTCTGTCTCAAGAGAGAGACTCTTGATCACGGCTGCCCCGACAGTGGCCCAAGTGATAGACACAGCTGTGGAGACAGCTGTCACAGAGCCAGAGTAAAGTCCGAGAGCGTTGGCGACTACAGGCACACCACCTATAGAGACAGTGACACTTCCAAATAATGCGCCAGAGATCTCAAATGAGTAGAATACTTCTTCGCCAGGAACGAACAAAGGAGTGTTCTTGGTGAGTGTTCCAGCCGTAGAAGAAGCTCCACCAATTATAGGGTCAGCGAGAGTGACAGTTCCTGACGTGACTGTCCAATCGCCACTCAAGTCACTCGACTGAAATCGGGTAGCATATAGGTTGGGTTCAGGGAAGAGGTAGAACTGCTTCAGCCTCACGGAGGTCGGTGAAACAGCCTTGATAGTGAAGTTTTCACCAGTGCCACTAGGCACTATTGATGTGACAGCGTCCTGGTCACCAGTTCCTGTCAATGTCAAGACGACTCCTGACGCAGAAGCATTGACTATTGTAGAGCCGGCGTATTGAATGCCATGGATGTAAATCCCATGCGCCACTCCCCCCTGCGCCTGGACGGAATTCCCATTGGCCTTGAGTATGAATGACGCGTCACCGACGGCGTTCTGGTAGAAGAGCCCACCACCAACGCCAGGATAAGTGAATCTGTTTCTGTCCACAGTGCCAACAGTACTCCACGTAGATCCTGGGTCATTGACAGTGGCAGGCACGCTAGCGTAAGTGAATGGGCTGCCAGCGTAACCTATAGGAAACCAGAATCCAGAGATTCCGTTCCATGGAGGATACAAAATCCGGCCAAGGGCGTCGAGCATGGACGGCAGACCGTTAATTCCATCGCGTAGGTCAATCCAGCGAGTATCGAATCCAATGCCACTGACATATCCACCGAACGGGTTCAGTCCAGCAGACGTTGAACAAATAGATTGCCCAGTCGCAGCAAGATTTATCGTCTGTCCGCTCGTCGCCACATAGGAAACCGGAGTAGAATTCACCCCATCCGTGATTATTGTGCAGAGATTCTGGTTGATGTCCCAAGATATAGCGACGCTATGATCCACGTTAGCGTCCAAGGACACGTTCGACGTGCAGTCAAGCACCGTCGTACTAGCAGCGTTCTTACCCACCACCTGAATGAAGTTACCAGTCTTCCAGATGACTTGTAATTTGCCTCCACCAAGGTCAAGGAACACCTCATTAGCCGCAGCCGCAGTTGGCTTGAACGCCAATAGGAATGAGCCTACTGCAGAATTTGAGAACAACGCAGCTGTAGTCGATGCCCTCGTGTTCGGAGACTTCGTGTAGAGATGGTAGGTTCCGTCGTAGCCAATTCTCGCTCGCCCACTGAGTCCTGCGCTAAAATCACCGTCAATAGTTGGCGAATAGAAGTTGATGCCTCGCGGATCACGAACCTTCCTGCCCTTGATACGCGCCAAGAGTCTCGGAAACCCCACTCCTGTTCTAGCCTGCACCCTGATAACAGAATAGCAAACTCCGAACGTTTCCACACCGATAGGAACTACACAAGAATCAGCATAACCTGCGATATGAGCCGCAAGATATGGGTCCGGTTGCTGGTCAGAACGCCCCACGTAGTGAGTCATGACCATGCCAGTAGGAACTGTGCCGTCGTCTAAAGTTACTTTGACAACTTCTTCGACCTCACCAAGGCACCATAAGCAGCGTAACACCAGCTCATTCCCAATCACTTTGGCCAGCGAGATGATCGGCCCTACCACGTCTTCGCCATAGATGATGGGGAGCACAGTGCCTTCTGCGCTGACAGTGGCCGTGCGCTTAGATTGTTGAGTGCCAGTCCTATTTAGAGTGTCACGCGGAACATGATTGCCTTGTGGTGGTGGGAGCCAGAACGGGAGCTGTGGCCCCTGGCCAGGAGAACCTGGGCCCCAGGGTGGAATGCCGTGCTGTGAGTGGCCAGGCCGGTGGTGACCCCCAACTGGTGGACGAGGTGGAACTGGATGTTCTGAGTGACCAGGCATTAGCGAGTTCCTACACAATCAATCTCTATCAGGTATCTCACGTCCAGAAACGTTTCAAGCCTGGTTACCTTGGGCTCATTGGAGAACAGAAGGGTGTATGTTTTGCCATCACCTGGATGGACGAAGTTCCAGAGTAAGTTCGCGTTGGCAGCGTAGAATGAATCGACGTAGTCTTTCTCCGCTTGGGTAGCAGTCGGCATCACTATCTTCCCAGTCCAGATAGTCTGACCATAGAAATTGAGTATAGTGATGGTGCCATCTTCCGCGATCTGCTGCTTCTTGCCGGCGTCGGGAGTGAAATCAGTCCCATATCCGATCTGGACATTTGAATCAAACGTGGCCATTAGCGAGGTTCCAGTTCATAGACTTCGCCATCCCACGTGATCGTCTGACCTGTGCGAGGCATGTTGTTGAAGTACGGCGGGCCGATGGTCACGTTAGGGATTGACGTGGTCCGAAGGTTCTGTGTCGAACAGTTGAACGTGACTTCATTAACGAGATTGGGGACGTCGTCAATGAGTCCGTCGAACTGGAGAACCGCATCGTCGTCTGAGAAAGGAGCGTCACCGAAAATCTTCCAGACTCTGACTCGCTTACCAGATGCCGTCTCCCCAAGAACCACGGCGGAAAAAGCGAAAGCATTATTCGGAATTGAGATGACACAACCCTTGCCTCCACCTTCTGCCGTAGTCAAGTTGCTCACTGACACGCCGCCTTGAAACCAGGTGTGCCCTCCCCAGACGACAGTGCCTCTGTTGCAGAGCCTGATCGGCGCGCTGAAATCGAGCTGCACTAGATACCCAGGGCTCTGAACATCTGCAACGACCGCTGCGTCTATCTTGGCTGTTGTCGGCCTCATCCAAGATACCCTCTACCGCCACCACCCCCACCACCTGCCTCAGAGCGGTTATCGACCACGACCACTCGAATCGTAGTGTTGGAAATGGTGTTAGCAGCCTCAAGGTTTTTATCTGCCGCTGTATTTTGCGTATCTGCCGCCTGCTGTTGGGTTTCTCCAACCCTCTTAAATGCATCTTCCACTGCTTTAGAGATCTGATCGTTCTGAGTTTCGACGTTGTCTCCGGCGGCTTCAAGCTGTCTGTCTGCTTCATCTTGAACGCCTTGCAAGAATTTGATGAAGCCGTCGGCCATGTATTTCTGCTGTTCAGGGGTTAGCAGAGCCCACGCCTGAGCCTCGTAGTTACGGATCTTAGCCACAGTGGCATTGATCTGGTCTGGATCAGTCATGGTCGCGAGTTGCTGAGCCAGATCCTCTGCCTGCTGCTTGAAGTAGGCGTATTTCGAACCATTCCCCATCTGCGACGTTTTGATGTCTTCTATGTCACTTTGAATGGAATCGTTGATCTGTTGCGTGATGTCTCTGATCTTGCGGAGATACGCCATCTCCATCACGTAGCGCTGGTCAACAGCGGCGAGCAAATTCGCTTGACTCTCGGCGCTTCCGTCATACGCGTTCGCTATGTCGAGTACTTGTGTAAAGTTATGGTTCAGCGCGTCAGTGGCAGTATAGAGAGTCGTGTTAAGATCGTCATCGACATGAGATTGAATGTCTTTGTAGTTCGCGAGGGCCTCGTTTAAGTCAGTAGTGGCCATCGACGCGCTGCCTAACGCGTCTGCGAGTTTAGCTAGGGCATCACCCGCTCTGAGCCACTTGGTTAGATCCTCAGCACTGAGTGTCGGAAGAACTTTCTCGAAGCGCTCGCGGAAATTAGAGAAGTTTAAGCCCTTGCCAGCATCCCCGAGATCGCCGATCGCTTGCATCGCCCCAGACTGGAGACTCGAGTTGACCCTCTGTTGAATTTCGTCAGGTGACAGATAATGCTGCTTGAATGAGTCATAGAGAGCAGCGGCAGCGTCAGCCCCGCCAGCCGCGTCAGCTATAGATTTACCGAAAGCGACGAATTCCTTAGCTGACTTACCAGTCTCTATGTCGAGAGCTGCGTAGATGTCTTTCAAACCTTGTGTAGACTTCATCAAGTCTGAGTAGACCTGATTGATGTCTTCACCAGCTGTGGCGTAAGACTCAACTACCTGATAAACGTCGTTCAGTGACGATTTCGCGTCAAGCAAGAATTGTCCAGAGCCATAGTCAGCCTTAGCTTGGGCGAGCATATCGCTCACAGATTGGACTGCCTGCGCCCATGAGTCAGCGTTCTGGATGAACTGGTCAGTGTAGCTAGTGACGTCAACGCCTGGCCCAGACCGTAAAATCTGAATCTGCTGCTGGGCGTACAGTCTCTCCATGAACTGCTCTTGGGTCTCCCCCTCAAATGATCGCCCACCCACTGTTGTCGTAGACCCAGTTAAATTGCCATGCTTATCGAATCTCTGTTCAAACGAACCTCCCACGACGTCACCCATCGTGGTGCCCCAGAACGTGGCGAATGACTTGGACTGGTTGACTAGTTGCTGGAAGAATACATCAACGGCGTGCTGCGCTTCGGCATCCACAGCCATGCTATGCTCTTTGTACGTCGCGCCACCGAAAAATGCCTTCTGACCCTTGGTTGTGTACCACTGGGAAAGGTCTGCCCCTCCTGCTGTGACGTCTATGTTCGAACCACCTCCAATGACTTTGCCACCGGTTCCAAAGAGTTTGCCACCTGAGATCATGTCAACCAACATGGCGGCTAGAGCTATCCAGCCTACCACAGGGATAGCCGCCATGCCAGCCGCCATGCCTCCAGACAGGGCTGCACCTGTTCCGATCGTGGCGGCGTACGTCCCGTAACCGTAGGCGGCTGCGCCGAGAGCGCCGCCAGCGTCATGGTTCGAGCCTTGCCAGCGGTTGTAGCCGGCGTAAACCCCGCCGGCTATGCCCGCTCCCTGAACCCAGGGAGAAGGGGTGTACGTGTACGAGCCTGGAGCTACGCCTGGAGAATAAGGGACAGAGGCGCCGTAGTCAGGGACAAACCCCATTTCATCAGCGAAACCTGAAACTTCAGCCCCACCATACTGCGCGCCAGTGTAGGTGCCTAGAAAACCACTATACGCATTCGCGCTAGGGGTGCCGAAGAACGAAGTCCACCCGTCCTTGAATCCTGTCCATAGTTTCTGACCGGCGTCCACCATGCCTGTGGCTGTGTTGAGGATGCTTCCACCGCCAGCCCCACCTCCGGCTCCACCTCCACCAAACAAAAGTCCGGCGTATCCACCACCCCCCATAGTGGGAAGAGCGGCGCCCATGATGTTGCCGAACAAGGCGTTGATGATGGGATTCACGAACGAGAGTTTGAGCCACTGCTCAATGATCTGCGCCACCAGATTCTTGACACTGTCAAGCAGTGAGTTACCGAAGTCTTTCCATGATTTGATCTGGCCAGTGAAAAACTTGGCGGTGTTGCTCGCCACGTCGTTAAGCATTGAAGACCAGAATCCGACGTATTCGCGCCGGATGTCCTTACCCTGCTCAATAGCCTGACTCTCGTCATAGAACGCGCCAGCCCTGGCCTTGAGGTCGGCGATTCCTTGCTGGTTGAGCGGGTGCAACTCCTTCTCTTTTTCGCTCAACTTATCATAGTCATCGAGCACTCTCTGTATGACGTCGTGAATGAACTTGGAGCGATCATCCATACCGAGAGTGGCGAACTGCTGGTCAAGCTCTTTGTTCGCCTTGCCGATGAAGTCGATCTCTCTCTCATAGGCTGCGAGATGCGCGTCACGCGCCTTCGTCTCAGCTTCGACAGCTTTCGTGACGCGAGCACGCACCATCTCTTCAGTGATACCGATAGAAGAGAGCTGAGCCGCGTGCTGTTCGTATTCAGTCCACTGTTTCGAGATATCTGCGATATTCTTCCCGTAATCTGACCAGATCTTATCCGTCTCACTCAGGTCTCCGGCAGCCCCCATGATGTGCTCATCGAGTTTGCTGAGAATCCCGACTCCCTCGTCCCAGGCTTGGTTGAGTTGTTTCTGCTGTTTCTGGGTCAAGCCCCCTTGCTGTGCGAACTTGTCAAGTTCAGTGCGAAAATCTTTCGTCTTCTGAAATCCTTTAGCTGTTTTCTCATTATACTCATCGAAATGAGTCTTGACGTCGGCGAGAAACTTATCAAAGTCCGGGCCAGCTCCTTTATTGAATTTATCGATGGTGTCCATGAGAACTTGCATCTGCTTGTCATTCTCAAGGGCACTGGTTCCTGCCTTCTCTTGAGCAACTGCAAGATCTGATTGGATCTCGATTCCTTTTTTTACTGCGTCGTTGTAAGCGTTCTGAGCGTCAGTCATTGACTGCTGGCTGACCCCGTTAAGCCCACCTACCCCGAGTTCTTTGTAACGTTCCAACTTCTTTCTGGCTTCATCTATCGCGTCATTATTTCGTTCCAAGTCTTTCTGGAGAAATTCAGCGTCAGCCCCATGCCACAGAGCTACGAGACCCCTGTAAGCCTCTTTTAGCGTTTGAATACCTACTGTGAAGAGATTAACAGTCTGTACCACGACTGCGATAGCTTTAGCCCCGGATTCCATTCCTCTGATGAGGAAATCTGCGAAATTCTTCGCAGCATCAGTGCCTTGTCCAAAAGCGTCAGTAAGTCGATCCGAGATAGTCTGAACGAGGGCTTTGATGTAGTTCAAGACTCTGCCATCTACCATCACTGATTGCTGAAATTGGAACCAGCGATCCTCGATGTTTGAGACGACACCTTCCCACGTAGACATCATCGCTATAGAAGCGTCCCTGAACTTCGATTGTGGGTCAGTGAATGCTTTGATCAGCATCTCACGCGTCTGACTGGCGCTATACTGCACCTTCTGCTGGAACCCCAGCATGGCCAGAATGCCACGCTCGCGAAACATGTCGGCAGCGCCTGCGCCAGCAGACAGCATCTTCACGACTTGACCTGTGGTCTCCTGAATTCCGAGACCAGCGGCGACAGCCAAATCCGAGATCAAAGGCATCCATTCTTTGATCTCGTTCACACCGCCTTTGAGCACAGCAGCTAGAGTGGTGGCCGATTCCATCACATCCTTGTATTGGAATGGCGACTTGATAGCGAACGCCTGCATTTCCTTAAACAGACGATTGCCTTCTTTAACTGAGCCCAGAAGGACTTGAAGTCGATCAGTGAAAATCTCGGTCTGTTTACCTGCATCGATGAAAGATTTGACGAGCTCGAACAGTCCCCAACCGGCCAAAAGACCTTTGAGAGAAAACAGCTGGTCTTTAAGTCTACCGAACCAGCTGCTGATTCCCTGAACAGCCTCTTGTCCCCTCCTCTTCATGATGTCAAACGCACGAACAGCGTCGTTGACACCTGAACGGGCCCCCGAGGAGTCGACTTCAACTTGAAGTGTTGCCTTTCCTAAGTCCATTGGTCAGGAACTCGTCATCGATAGCCATCACCATACGGATAAACACTCTCAAATCATCTACATCCTCTGGAAATGATTGAGCGTAGAGCAAGATGTCCTGAAATCTGATCTTCTTCAAGCTGATCTGAGGACCTGCAGCAGTGATCGTGGTTTCCTTTTCACGAGTCTCCGCCAGTAACTGCCAAGCCCTCAGGTAAGGGTGATTGTCTGGATCTAATTCCGGTTCGTTCTGCAGAGGTTCAGGAGTCTCTCCCGTCTGTCGCTCGAGAGCGACTAGGAACTCGCGCTGTCGCCCCCATGTCCACTGCCACTCGCAGAACTCTCGGAGTTTCCCTCGGCTTCGGCCTCCATCTCTCCGCGAAAGTTGTCCCAGTCCGCTGAGATTCCCGAAATCATCTCGAGAAACTCTTCGTAATTCTTGCTCGAAAGTACCTTGAACCTGTTCTCGAACGTGTCCTCGATGGGGGCTCCCACTGTGCCAGTGATGTCCCCCGCATCATCTTCGAAACCAACCATTTCGAGGAGAATAGTTCTCGCCATCGCCTCTTTCGTGAGGCGCTCCACGACTTCATCGGGAACCCTCGATTTGCGGAAAGTCTTATATGGCTGCAAGAGGCGCCTCATTTCGGACTCGAATTTCGCATTACCGAGCCTGGCAACTCTCACATAGACCTTCTTTTCATCATCGAAATATCTCACAACACCCTCTTTCGAGGCCTGGGTGTCCTGGCGAAATGACGAGAGCTTCATCGAGTTAACTCCTTGTGTCTGTGTTGAGGGGCTGGCGGGTACCAGCCCCTAGGGTTATCCTGGTCTAAGTGGGCAATATAGCTATATTGCTATACCTAGAACCAGGGTTGGTTTCTTACGGTACTGCGATGAGGTCTACCTGCATTGTGAACCCACCGATAGTGGTGTCGACCACGGCAGTGAAATCGAGGTCTCCCATCACAGCTTGATTCTTGCCACCAGCCTGTTTCTGGAAGTTTGACAATTTCGTGCGCGGCCATGTCAAGACCATGATATTCCCCGCCGGGTCGATCATAGCGTATGATAAGCCAACGTCAGAGTGAGTGAAGTATGCATCCACAGCCGCCAGACCGCCCTTGAAGAAGGTCGAAGCCTGGCCTGTGACGGTGAACTGACCCCAACCCATGCGGGCCACGTTGATGCCTGCGTCGCGACGGACGTTGTTCGTGGCACTGAAGTTGAGGCCCTTCACGGCGACAGACGTCGCGTCGATGAGCGTGCTGCCCAGGAAGATCGAGCCGATGTTTCCCGCGAGGCCAGCGAACGACTCATTCGACACGGCTGCCGTGTACGCGGCTCCCGAGGCTGAGGTGGTCGTGGGAGGAGGGGCGGACATGCCCATGAAATCCATGTTGCCCGTGACGATCTGCTCGGCTTGGGCCTGGATTGACCACGTGTTAGGCACGCAACCAAGGAACTGGAAGAACCCTTTGGTCGCCTCGTCCTGGGCCGACGTTTCCAAAGTGTACGTCTGGAGAGTCGTGCCGTTGCGGATGAACTTACCCTTGACGCTGGCGAGCGTCTGTGCGCCTGTGGGGAGAGTGGCTCCCGTCACCGTGATGTTGGCGCCGCTGCCGCCGATGGCCGTCACCTTGACCAGATAGACAGTTGAAGCGATTGTGATCTTGAGCCACTGCCCGGGTGCGACCACAGAGAACGGCGTGCCCGCAGTAGCAGTGATCGTGCTGCCTGCGATGGTGACACTCGTCGCTGTCAACGAAACTGGTGTCGACCACGCGGCCTGGCCCATCATGCCTAAGATGAGACCGTCGAGATTCCCGAAGATCATGTCAAACCCAAAGCCGCCAGTTGGCAGCAGAGACGTCATGATCAGACCTCGAAGGTTTCGGTCCGGGCGAATGGTGTTTTCCTCAGCCGTGTTTTTCTGGGAAGCCAGGTTCACGGACGAGACGTTGAGAGCCTGATACGGACCCGTGGCCGCAGTGCCGGCGGTGGATTCGATGGCGAAAGCTACGGCAGTTCTGTTACTGTCACTCATGTCAGTTTCCTCATGGATAGTTCTCGAACCAGAAAGGCACAGCGGCGTTCACCTGAAACCAACCAGAATCTGTTTCAAGGGCATCACTCAAGAGCCCTAGGTTCTGGAATGTCGCGTGTCTGCACCTCACACCGTCGAATGTCTTGTACGTCAACGTGCGGGCCACCTGGCGAGCCATCCGCCAAGCCAAGAGGTCACCACGCCCTTTCGGAACGATAGCCGAGAGAAACACCAATCCACCTGAACGCTCAAACGTAGAATCCAGGTTAGGGAAAGTGTCTCCAGTTTGCACGCTCACTCTCACGAAAGGATCTCGCCTTTCGGTGGGAGGTTCATTATCGAAAGCGAGTGGTGCATCTGTGTAGTTGGCCGCCACTCTCTTCTCGATCGCCCTGATGGCTTCGTCAATTTCCATTCACGATAGCCTTCAAGTTGTACGCTACGTCATTGAGAGTCACTTCCACCATGCCGGCTGGCGCTTGACTCGAAAAGATACCCCCACCTGTCGTTGGGTTGGAACCCTCTTTCGTCTTAGGGCCGAGACCCCTGTAGAGTCCATATTCCACCACAGCTGCGTAGGGCAAGCCATTCGTGATATACACGCGAGGGAAGAATCCTAGACTCTCCGAGAGTTCCGACGAACCTTTCTCTCCTGGCACGGTTATGAACTTCGGCTCATTGAGTGAGATATTCCAAGCCGCTCGCAAGTGACCCTGGTCAACTGGAGTTTTGAGCACGACACCTTTGAAGATGTACAAGCTAATCAGGCGGACCATGGTACCGACGCCTATCTTCAGCTTGTCTGCGGCCTTGTCGATGTCAGCTGCCCAACCCATTATAACCTCGGCTCAATTTGCACGAAGTTCAATCCTGCATCCGGCATTACACGCGACATCAACCCGCCATCCAGCGTTGTAATCGTTGCCGTAGCCGGGCACGTTTACCGTGCGCATGTCGAGCGTGCTTATCGCAGCGCCGTCCGGATTCAGCACAGTCGCCTTGAGCGCTCCCGCGGTGATGACATTTCCGATGATCGTCGGTTGGGTCGGAACGTTCAACTGAAACGTCGCCGAGGTTCCACTGGACGTCTGGACATCATCCGAAATCGTCGCGATTCCACCCACGAAATCGACTGTGCGAATCCATCTCATAACTCCTGCGCCTGAAGCGTACATTCCAGTGAGGTCTCCAGTGATGTGAAACTCCCCGCTCGGTCCCGTCGTGTAACTCGTCACGTTGACCTTGCAGGTATCACAGGAGCGCTGAGGCTGGACGCCGTTTCGCTCGAAGCGGATGACGTTCTTGTCGATCGTCGATTGGTTGATCCCGCTGTGCGACCAGATGTTGTTCGTCACCGCGAGCCATGTATTGCGGTACAGCGTGAAGCCGCCCTGCTCCTGATGCGCGTGCGACTGGTCGTAAAGGCCCATGACGACGCCGAACCACGTCGCATCCGTAGACCATGAGGTGCGGCCCACGGTAAGCCCGACTTCCGGCGCTCGGAACGTGAGGACCGATGGAGCATCGGCGCTCGCCACCGGCACGAGGTTGAATCGGGAGTTGAATCCGTTCTGCATCAGGCCATGGTCGGCGTAACCGTTCGCGATCGAGTTGAGCCACCATGCCGCTTCGTTCGCGGCCTCGGCGTCGGCCGTGAGGTGGTAGCCCTCGACAACCAGACGCCTCTGGTAGTCGTAAATCTGCGGCTCGGAGACGCGCGCCTGATCGCCGATCGGCGCGAACTTGTCGAGAGTCGGCATCGTTGCCGCAACCCAGAAACGGAGACTGTTTGCGAGGTGCGTGTTGAGCGTCGCGAGGTCTCCCTGCCCAGAATCCTTCCAGACCTGATAGAGCTCGAACAGCATCATGTGCGAGGTGCCGTAGCCGGTCCCCTCCAGCGAGCCGCCTCCGGGAACCGTCGCCATGAAGCTCGTGAGCAGCTGGAGACGATCGGTACGCAGGTAATCCAGAAGATTGGAGTCGTCGGACGCCAGCGCCCAGAACATCGTCGCCCGCAGGAACTTGTAATAGTAATTGTTCGCCGGGTCGTTGACGGCCCATCCCGACCACGGAGCCGAGCGGCCACCCCATGCGGCTTGCTCCGGATGCCAGATGTTGAAGACGGTCTGCGAGGCATACGCCGACCAGCGCGACCGCTGTGTTGCGGTCATGAAGTCGCCGCACCACGCGTACACAATCGCGACATCACCGATCATGTCGCCGCTGCTGTAGTAGCTGTCACCGGCCACTTCCGGATTGCGCCCCGACGCGATGGCTGTCTCGGCAGCCGCCACCTGCTGATCCGCCATCGTCACGGCCAGAGTCGCGTACCGCGAGTCATGCGTGATGCGGTAGAGGTACGCGGCGTCCGTAGCCTGGAATCCGTAACCGGGATTCCCCGCAACCGCGGCGTCCACGAACGATTTGAACTGCGCGTATTGCGGGCTCGACGTATCGACATAGCTAAGGTCGATGTTGAGCCCTCCGCTTGGCGGGGGAAGCGCAGCGCAAGCGCCTTCCGGAGGATCGGTCGGAAGATAGCGCCCGAGCGTCCAGCACGTTGGCGCAGGAGCCGAGGTCCAATCCGCCGTCTGCTCCCACCCGTCTCCCGAAGTTCCCGATGGACAGTCCGCATGCCGCGTCAACGGAGCCGGCTTGGATGGACACGTCGAGAGATTCCAGCGCGTCACCACGTCACCGCCAGAAAGAGGGAACTGCACCCACGAGCCGCCGACCTGATAGCGCGTGTTGCCGTTGACGATCGCGTTCGAGACCTTCGTGTTCGCTGTCGCCGGGAGTGAGCGCGAGGTAGAGCCCTGCGTGAAGGTGATGGACGTTCGCGGAGCTACAGATATCTGCGCAGATACTGGCGTAGCTAAGAGGCACAGCAGTAACATTACCTTGATCATCTCTATACTCTTTTAGGAGGTTGGCTCAGGAGGTTTCGCAGTCGGCCCAAATTTCGGCCGAAGCGCTGTCGTAGATCGCCGAAGGCGTCGGCAGCGACGCGGGCGTCGTTGAATAGTTGTAGCCCTCGACGTAAGCGAGCCTGTTTGCTGTCGGGAGCCCGGTCGGCCCGGAGTAAACATCGGGGAACGACGCGCCGTCGTTGACGAAGCCGAGCCAATACCAAGTGCCGGCCGTGACGGCGAGCGAGAGCGTGTCGGTCGTGTTGCCGAGCACGCTGGAAACGCCCGCGCTGTGCGCGAGCAACGTGCCCGGCGAACCCGACGAGTCGGCGAAGATGAGAAACTTGACGTGTCCGGACGGGGACGCCTTGACGACGTAGGTCATCGACAACACGTTGCCGTCCGATGGGCATTGCCAGCGCGACGCCCAAACGCGATTCCCGGACGCCGGTAGCGTTCCACCACCATTCGATTGCAGACCGAAGAAGAACGGCGTTGGCTCTCCGCCATCGTCAGCGGCGAGTAATATCTGATGGTGCGTTTGAAGGCTCACGCGTGCCCCTTCGCGCCGGCCGCCTGCCAAGTCGTGCCCCCATCCATGGTCGTGGCGACGACGAGATCCACCGCACCGGCCCCCGTGGAAACGACGAACGCG